CAGTCAAGCTTGCCAAAGCTGTGACGTTCACCCCGGCCGACCGGTGGCGTCTGGTCTCCGGCGACCCGTCACAGCGTGTCATCCAAGAGGCGATCGTCGCCGACTTCGACGCCGACGGATATTTAAGTTTGAATGGCCAGCGTGGCCTGTGGCTGTATCACGGCCTGTGGCATGTGCGGTTTGCCGACGAGCTTGGCTGGGATGGCATCGACATTCAGGTCACCGCCGAGCACACCCAGGACCATCCGCTGGACCTGTGGACGGCGGCGGGATTTGTGCCCGCCCCATCGGTGACGGTGACGACCCTGCTGGTGCCTGCCACCGTGGCCGACGGGGATGTGCTAATCCGTGAGGGCGATCACGTCACTGGCGTGCCCCAGACCCGATTCACCAGCCCGGCAGGGCCACGGGGTGCACGAGGGGAACCCGGGCCACCGGGCCAGCCGTCGACATTCACCGGGGCGGGTAAGGGGCGACCGGACATGCCCGACACCCTCGACGCCGCCGGGCGCAGCTGGGTGGCATCTGCACCGGTGGGTGCCGTGTGGTGCTCCACCGATGGCGCCGGGGTGGGTGCATGGCAGTGGCAGAAACTGCCTTCCGGATGGAGCGTGTCGATGGGAGACACCGGGGTGGTCAACCAGACCAGCAGCCCGGCGTTCATCTCGGCACTCACGTCGCCGGACGGCACCCTGCAGCTGTCCTCCGATGCCTTGATCACGGCGCGGCGCATCGGCTCGCTGGTGATCCTCAACACCACCCTGACGCACACCCGGAACGTGTCGTCGGTCACCGCCGCGGGGATGCCTCTGGGGTGGCGTCCGCGGATTGCCTGTTCCACGCCGGCGCTCACGGCGTCCAGCAGGGACGTGTGCAGGCTGTTCCTCAACGGCGGCGGCCACCGGTCATCCATGACTGGTGATGTCGTGGACAATCTGGAGGTGCATGCGGTGTTCGACACGGATGATCCGTGGCCGACCAGCCTCACATGATTCCATGATCTCCTGTCGAGGATCACTCTCCCCCGGGATGCCCATTCGGGTGTTCCGGGGGTCTTTTTGTGTCTCTGGGGGGTGCGCCCCACCAGATCGCTCACTTTTTATGATCGTTTCTGGCAATGAGTTGACACAAGCTGTCAGAGGTGGCAGTATTAGTCATGTCAGCAAGACAAAACCCCCGCGAGGCGGCAACCTCCGGGGGTACGGACAGGAAAAGGAGTTCCTGACATGACCGACCATATCATCGCCAGCAATTTCAGCTCACTCATCAGCAGCGATGGGCACCTGACGGAGCTGGATCCATTCGACCTGACGGGCTGCGCCGGAGATTTCGCCAGCGAGTTCGACATGGATGCCATCAATGACGACTACTACGGGGCCTGCTGTGAGGCCCTGGCGGCGATCCGACCCGAGTGGAGCCTGCTCAGGGATGCCGAGGTCATCGGCCCGGTCGACTCCCCCGACCTGAGCGAGGATGAGAGGGAGGCACTGGCTGAACTCCTTGGCGCCATCGACACGACCGCCATTCTCCAAGCCCACAACCTGACCACCAAGTGACACTCATCCCGCCGGGGGGCAACCTTGTGCGCCCCTCCCCCCGGCGATCCAGACAATGCCCCCACCACCACACCCATCCCCTCTAACTGCCATCACCCCAACCACCCACCAGAGAGGAATTGAATCATGGCTCGACCTGTCATCCATGCAGCCATCCCCGAGGAGCTGGCCGATTGGATCACCCGCCGCGAGGAGCTGAGGCAGGGCCCCCAACCCTTGTCGCGGGCATCCGTCTCGGAGCTGCAAACCTTCCACGACATCATGACCGCCGAGCTCGCCCGCCATCGCTGGAGTCTGGCAGAGCTGGAGATCATCGCCCGATCCACGATGGGCACCCCGCCCGGACCCGGCGTGCCAACCACCGTTGGTGCGATGTTCGCGGCGGTCTACGACGCACGCCGCCTGGGAGAGGTGGCCGACGACGACGCCACGGCGGCGCTGCTGGACAAGCTTGGCGATCTGTCACCAGCCAGTGACGTGGCCCTGGAATATGCGGTGGCCGCGTGGTGGCGCGATGACCACCAGAACACGGCCGCCGACTGGGCCACCGTCGGAATCATCGTCAACAACGACTGAACCAGCCACATGACCCCCGGAGTCATCTTTGCCTCCGGGGGCCTTTTTGTGTCTCTGGAGGTAGTTTTGCAGCGTCCAGATCCGCCACAAATCCGCCACAGCTTTTCCGATGATCTGTGTTTGCCCTAGTCAAATGCATGTTTCTGGGTGTGCCTAACTGGAGCACAGCCAGTTGCAACACCTCTGGCAACCAACAGCCAGCTTTTTGGCGTGACATTTTCGTCGTGCCACGACGCACTCTGGCAATCGAATGGCACGCGCTCTCACCAAGTGACAATTTTCGTCACTCCCAGTGTCAGGAGGCAGATCAGCGACACCACACCCTGTGAAGTGGCATTTTCGTCGTGCCCTGACGTCCTCCGGCAGGCGAGTGGCAGGTGTCCTCATGTGGTGACGATTTTCGTCACCACCAGCGGTCAGGAGACAGACCAGTGACACCACACCCCGTGGGGTGACATTTTTCGCCACCCCACGCCGAACATCTCACGCTGGTCCCCCACGCCGCTTCACCTCCCGCTTCATCCCACGCCGAATGCCCTCCCCAGGCATCTCCCGACACACCCCTGCCGTACCGACCCGCCCCACGTCATGGCCAGATGTGCGACACTGTGGCCGTGGAATTGCGTGTCATGGATCATCCCTTGGTTTCTCACAAACTCACCCTGCTGCGATCGCAGGACACCACCAGCCCGGTGTTTCGCCAGCTCGTCGAGGAGCTTGTGACCCTGCTGGCCTATGAGGCCACTCGCGAGGTGGACGTCGTCCCGTGCACGGTGACGACTCCCGTCACCCAGGCACAAGGCGTGGAGCTGGCCAGCCCGAAGCCGCTCGTCGTGCCGATCCTGCGGGCCGGTCTGGGCATGCTCGAGGGCATGCTGCGCCTCATCCCGAGCGCCGAGGTCGGTTTCGTGGGCATGGCTCGCGACGAGGAGACCTTGCAGCCGATGACCTACGCAGAGCGTCTGCCATCAGACCTCTCCGGACGGCAGTGCTTCGTGCTCGACCCCATGCTCGCCACTGGAGGTTCGTTGGGCGGTGCCGTGCAGTTCCTCGCCAAGCGGGGGGCCAAGCACGTCGTATGCCTGTGCATCCTGGCCGCCCCGGAGGGCATTGAGCGGTTCCGCGGCCTGGTGAAGGATCTTGGCATGCAGTGCACCCTGGTCGTCGCCGGGGTGGATGAGAAACTCAATGAGAAGGGCTACATCGTCCCTGGTCTGGGGGACGCCGGGGATCGGCTCTACGGCCTGGCCGAGTGACGGCTCAGCACCGTGTCATCACAGCGCAGTGGTGTTCTTCGAGGTGACGACCTCACCGGGCTGGCAGCCTTCCTGGGGGTGAAACGGCCCGAGGTCGTCGTGCCGCCATGCTGGCACTGGTGTGTGCTCAACGACCCCGTCGATCCGAAGGCCTTGGATGATCGCGGTCAGGTGCGCGATTCCCCGCTCACGCCACCGCCGGGAGTGACGCGGATGTTCGCCGGCGGTCGGGTGCACACGATCACCCCACTACGCCTGGGCCTCGAGACGACCCGCACCACCGAGCTCACCAGATCCGTCGCGAAACAGGGGAGGCATGGTCCGCTGCGGTTCGTCACCCTGACGACGACGTGGCGTCAGGCGGGGCGCACGGTTCTGATTGACGAGACCGACCACGTCTTCATGGGCTGCGCGCCCCACAGCTCCTCCACGACGACGCCCACTCACGCCACCTCGGCTCGGCCCTCGCCCATGGGATCTGACGCTGCGCCGAATTCTGCACCAGCGGATCGGCCTTCACCCACGGGATCGGGTGCCGCACCGAGTCCTGCACCAGCTGATCGGCCCGCTCCGGCCCAGCACCTCGTCGAACCCACCTTCCAAGCCCCGGTAGCGCACCGCATTGACGTGGACGAGCTCACCTTGGTCACCTTCTCGGCTCTCACCGCAAACCCGTACCGGATCCACTGGGACCGACGGTTCTGCGCACAGGCCGGTCACGACGGGCTCGTCATCCACGGCCCGTTGCAGGCCCTCTGGATGGCCGAGCAGGCATTTTCCGGCGTGGACCCGGCAAACCTTGCCGACGTGACATTCAGCTACCGGCTCACGGCTCCGGCAACTGCTCCTGCCGTCATGACGGTCGAGCCCCATCAGGTTCGCAGACCTGACGGGGTTGTCACGGCCGTGATGGAGGTTACCGTCGGAGGCCGCCCGAACAGCTGAGCCGGGCCAGGACCAGTAAAACCGTCCTGTTCGCCCAGTCCCGTCCGCGCTCCTCAGCCCCGGGACCGGTCCGACGAGAATGAGGTCACCTTGTGCTCCGTTCACCAGCCCCAGCGCCGGGCCAGACAGGCACCCAGACCCCCAGCACAGAGCAGGAGCAAGCCGCACAGGAGCCGAAACCAAGCTCAGCCGTCGGGGGGGCATCAACCATTCTGTCGCCCAGAGAACAAGCCACCTGGAGCTGAGGCCAAGCTCAACCGGGGCCGGCCGAAAAAAGTCAGACCACGGCAGCGCCCCATTCCCGCCTGTCCCATCCGGGTGCAACAGCCGGGAATGGCAGCGGGGCAATGACGCTGTTCACCCGCTCCCACCCTGGTGGAGGGTGGCCCATCCGGTTCACCTTCTCCCCTGTTGCTGTCCCGCTCACCTCCCCCGGGCGGAGGCGGGGATGGCCCCCGATGATCATCGGGATGAAGAGCCGCTCACCTCACCTGTATGGGTGTGGGAGCGTTGAGCGGCGTTCTCGCTCGAAACACACGTGTTGACCCCACCCGGATGGGGGTGGCAGCCGTCTTGACGATGAAATCAGAAGAGGCCTGAGGCTCACCCCACCCGGATGGGGGTGGCAGAGACCTTCCAGACGTTGTCGGCGTAGTCCTGGATGGTGCGATCCGAGGAGAACCGACCCGATCTCGTGATGTTCACCCACGCCTTGCGGGCCCAGCTCTTCTCGTCCTCGTAGTCGGTTGCCATGTCATCCTTGGTGGTGCGGTACGACTCGAAGTCGCCCAGGACGTAGTAGGTGTCGGCCTGGTTGCCGCCGTCCAGGAGGGAACGGCGCAGGTCGGCGAACCACCCCGACCCGTTGTCGTCCAAGGTGCCGTCGACCAGGGCATCGAGCACCCGCGCCAGCCCCGGCACGTTCTGGTAGTACCAGGTGGGGTCGTAGTTCTCCCGAAGGCTGGGCAGCTCGTCCTTGGTGGCACCGAAGATGTAGGCGTTGTCCTCGCCCACGGCGTCCAGGATCTCCACATTGGCCCCGTCCAGGGTGCCCAGGGTGAGCGCCCCGTTCATCATGAACTTCATGTTCGAGGTGCCCGAGGCCTCCTTGCCGGCCATCGAGATCTGTTCGGAGACGTCAGCGGCCGGGATGATGTGCTCGGCCGGGGACACGTTGTAGTTGTGGACGAAGACCACCTTGACGCGCGAGTTGACCTCCTCGTCATTGTTGACGAGGTTGGCGACGGCATTGATGAGTTTGATGACGGCCTTGGCCCGCACATACCCGGGAGCGGCCTTGGCACCGAAGATGAAGACGCGCTTGGGGGTCTCCAGGTCCGGATTCTCCTTGAGTCGGAAGTAGAGGTCGAGGATGTACAGGGCGTTGAGCAGCTGGCGTTTGTACTCGTGCAGCCGCTTGATCTGGACGTCGAAGATGGCCTCGGGATCCACCTCCACGCCCTCGCGACGCGCCACCCAGGTGGCGAAGTCCACCTTGTTGGCTCGTTTGATCTCGGTCAGACGCTCGTAGACGCTCTCGGGAACCGAGTCGGTGTGCAGGGCGAGCACGGTGAGGTCGCGCACCCACTCGTCGGAGCCGGTGACGTCGTCGAGAAGATCGGCCAGCCGCGGGTTGCACTGCTTGAGCCAGCGGCGTGGGGTGACACCGTTGGTCTTGTTGTTGAACTTCCCCGGCCACAGCTCGTGCCAGGGTTTGAGGGTGTCGGCCTTGATGATCTCGGTGTGCAGGGCGGCCACACCGTTGATCGAGTACGACGCGTAGCAGGCGATCCACGCCATGCGCACTCGCTCGTCGGCCACCGGGGCCATGTAGTTGGCCGTCTCGGGGTCGACGCCACGGCTGGCCATGTCCTCGCGGAACCGGCGATCGATCTCACGCACGATCTCGGCGATGCGCGGGAAGAGCTGCTCGAAGATCGACATCTCCCAGGTCTCCAGGGCCTCGGCGAGCACCGTGTGGTTGGTGTAGGCGAAGGTCCGGGTGACGACGGCCCAGGCGGCATCCCAGCCCAGGCCATGCTCGTCCATGAGCAGCCGCATGAGCTCGGGGATGGCCAGCACCGGGTGGGTGTCGTTGAGCTGGATGGCGTTGAAGTCGGCGAACCCGTTGAGGTTGGCCCCGTGGTGCTCGACGTAGTTGTCGATGAGCTCCTGCAGGGTGGCCGAGCAGAAGAAGTACTGCTGCCGCACTCGCAACACCTTGCCCTCGTAGGTGGTGTCGTTGGGGTAGAGCACCCGGGAGATGTCCATGGTGCGTTCCCGATCGACGATGGCGTCGGTGAAGCGCTGGGAGTTGAAGGCGTCGTAGTCGAACTCGTGGATCGGCTCGGCCTTCCACAGCCGCAGGGTGTTGACGTTGGAGGTGCCGTAACCGGTCACCGGCATGTCGTAGGGCACGGCGAAGACGTCGAGGTCGGCGTAGTGGACGACCCGCCTGG